TACCATTTTTACTCCTAATTTTCATAGGATGGTTTTCACCTAAAAAATTGTGAGTTTTGTTGTCAATTCTTTTTTGATTTGCTTTTTTAGATAATTCAGTTATTTCAATGGGTGAAAGATCCATAGTCTTTGACATAATGTAACAAGCACACCAATCACCTTGTTCATAATGTATTTTATAGTGATCTTGAATAGAAAGTGCAATTAAATTTTCAATGCGGTTATCATTGTGATTTCCGTTGATATGGTGTATATCAAATGTTCTTCCGTTTGAATCTTTAGGAATTTTTCCATAATGTTGTTGATAAATTTTACGATAAATACTCATGCTGATAGTTCCTTTTAAACTGTTAGAGTGTATGCGGAGTCCAGGCCGGCGATACACACTTATTTATATTACTCTGAGGTTGATTAAAATTCTATGATATATCCATTTTTTAATAAGAATACCGGTGAAGTTGAAGAACATATTATGCGTCTATCAGAGTATGATGAGTTCAAAGAAAATAACCCCCATTTGGAAAGATATTTCGCAACCGATGGCCTTGTTGGTCTAGGTGATGGTCAACGCATGAGTGTACCAGGAATTGGTCAGGCTCACATGGCGTTTGAAAGGGGTGTTATTCAGAGAATGAAAGAAACCATTCCTGGTAATACTATGTCTGGCCACAAAACAAAACTCCCACGCGAATGGTAAATCCTGTACAACGAATTCCCGCACTTCTTGGTGGCGGATATTACAAGCCACGGCAAGTAACACAACCAATAAAGAAGACTGTTCAACAAAAAGTGCCTGCACTGCTTAGAAAGGATCATCCTGTCAACACAAAAACCTACGCATAAAACTTATAACAAACCCGTAAGGAAAGTTTCGATGGCAAGTAATAAAAGAACAACAACCCAAAAAAGAGATGATGTGATAGATAATGATACTTATACACACGCACATCAGCCAGTATCGAATGCTCTAAAAATTAAATTAGATCATTTAAAGACTTTTGAAGCATTGACAAAGAATCAACAAAAATTCTTTGATGCATATAAAAGAGGTGATTACTTTCTTGGCCTATTAGGCTCACCCGGTGTAGGTAAAACATTCTTAGGATTATATCGTGCAATAGAAGAAGTGTTAGACAAGAGTAATCCGTTTGAACATGTGGTTGTTGTCCGTTCTGCGGTTCAGGTTCGTGACCAAGGTTTTGTGCCAGGTACTTTGGAAGAAAAGATGGAGATTTATGAGGTGCCTTACAAAGAAATTTGTGAGACTCTATTTGGTCGTAAAGATGCGTGGGAGAGATTAAAGGAGCAGGGTCATGCAAGATTTATATCTACTACTGCCATTCGTGGTATTTCTATTGATAATTCTATTATTATTGTAGATGAATGTCAGTCGATGACCTTCCATGAATTGAACTCTGTTATCTCCCGTGTTGGTCACCGTTCTAAAATTATCTTCATTGGTGACTTGAAACAGAATGACCTAATTAAGAGTAGGAATGATGTGTCCGGTTTGTCGCAATTCTTAGAGGTTGCAAGACATATGGATGAGTTTAGTGAAATACAATTTACACCAGATGACATTGTGCGTTCGAGCCTTGTTAAATCGTGGATCGTAGCATGTGATAGAATAGGATATTGATGTTTAATTATTGCCCACCCAAAGTCTTAGATGACTTGAAGTCTCAGACATTTCCTGATGGTAAAAGGTACTATACTTTGTCTGATGGTACTAAGTTGCCATCTGTCACCACAGTAATTGGTGCCAAAGGTAAAAAAGCCATTATGGAATGGAGAAACCGAGTGGGTGCAGAAGAAGCCAATCGTGTTTCTAAGAAAGCATCATCTAGAGGCACCAACGTACATACACTATGTGAAAGGTATCTGAATAATCAACCATTGGGTACAATTATGCCTGATGCGTTGGAGATGTTCCTATCAGTAAAACCATTACTAAATCGTATCAATAACATCCATTACCAAGAATGTGCATTGTGGTCATTGAAATTAGGTATGGCTGGTCGAGTTGATTGTATTGCTGAGTTTGATGGTGTGCTGTCTGTAATTGACTTTAAGACATCTAAGCGAATCAAGAAGAAAGAAGAGATTGATTCTTATTTTGCTCAATGTGTGGCATATGCAAGCATGTACGAGGAACTAATAGGTAAAGGTATAGATCAGATAGTCATTATCATGGCTGTGGAAAACTCAGAACCACTTATTTTTATTGAACGAACGGAAGATCATATAAATACCTTATTGGAATACATTGAGTTCTATCGGAATGGTATCCGATAGGAAATTAAAATAAGGAAAAAACTATGGCAACATCATTAACAAATACTGGAGTATGTTTTCCCGATGCAACAGTACAGACAACCGCTGGTGGACCCGCTACTCTTAATGTGAATTTTGCTTGTAATAATATTTACAGCTGCATTTCTTGTAACTCCGGTGGTGGAGCAGCAGGTTGTGGTAGTAACAACACCTTTTTTGGTAAAAACGCAGGTAATAATACTCTTACTGGCACTAACAACAATTTCTTTGGCTGCACTGCTGGCAACTCTTCCACCTCGGGTGGCGGCAACAACTACTTTGGCAACAGCGCCGGTGCGGCCTCCACATCGGGTTTTTATAACATCTTTTTGGGAACCAACGCTGGTAGGTGCAACACTACTGGAAGCTGTAATTTCTTTTTTGGCATAAGCAGCGGTTATAATACCACTACTAGTACCGGTAACATGTTTATTGGCTACTGCGCCGGCTATTGTAACACTACTGGTACAGAAAATATTTTCATTGGTAGTCAATGCGCTGGTTGGTGTAACACTACTGGCGCATGTAACATATTCATTGGCAGCGCTGCCGGTAGATACAATCTCTATGGTTGTAACAATATTGCTATTGGGTATGCTTCAGGAATAAATCAAGGTGTTGGTCTGTGGGAAGGAGCTCCGTTATATAACAACACTTGTAACCTCATGGTTATGGGTAATAGTTATATGACTTGTGCCAAAATTGCAATTGCTTGGACAGTTACTTCTGATATAAGAGATAAGTGTGTTTTTGGAAATGTGTCTCATGGTAGAAAGTTTTTTGACAAAATAAATCCAATTAAATTTGCGTTCAAAGATAGAACTACTGGTCTTATCCGAGATGTAGAAGGAAAAATGCGTTATGGTTTCTCAGCACAAGAAGTTCTGGAAGCAGAAGGAGACGAACCGGTAATTGTAAGTGCGACGAATCCCGATAAACTAATGCTAACCAGTGACCACATGTTACCTGTTGTAGTAAACGCTATTAAAGAATTGAATTCCGAAATAGATGCACTAAAAGAAAGAGTGGCATTATTGGAATCAAAAACTTGACATTTTTTTGACTGTGTTGTATACTATGTTATAAGTACATTTTTATTGGAATTATTATGAAAAAAATTTTGATTGCAACGCCATGCCTTGACCAAAAAGTCGATGCCTATTTTGTACATAGTCTTTGTGAATCCATCAAACTTGGTATCAAAAATGATCTCGACATTCGCTGTGTCTTTCTTGCCAACGAGAGCATTCTTCCAATGGCAAGAAATGAACTCTTTGCACTAGCATATAAAGAAAACTATGACACAATGGTTTTTATTGATGATGATGAAAGTTGGAAAGAACATGCACTAATCGAAATCATTCAATCAAACAAAGATGTTATATGCTTACCTGTCGTAAATAAAGGTGATGCTGATATTGCATTTAATGTTTGGTTAAACAAAGATATTGAAAAAGATCCATCAGATGGTTATATAAAAATCAATAAATGTGGTACAGGATTTCTAAAACTAACAAGAAAAGTAATTGAGGACCTATGGAACTCAAATACAGAGTTGGTTTTTAGAAACAAAAAACTAAAAAATATTTGTGAATATACATATGTCAATGGTGATTTTATTGGTGAAGATGTCACACTCTGTAAAAAAATCAAAGAACTTGGATATGATATTTGGTTAAATCCAAATCATACAGTTTCCCATATTGGCAATAAAATGTACAAGGGTGACTTTAAGACAAAAAATAATTTATGATTGACGTTATTATTCCCACAATGTGGATGGCTGAAACCACAATAGATGCAATAAAAAAATATTGCAAATGTCCAAAAATCAGTAAAGTTATACTGATAGACAACAATCGAAAAATGCGACCTGAAGCATTTTCCAAAATTGCATCTAATTCAAAAATAGAATATGTGTCATACGGAAAAAACACATATGTCAATCCAGCATGGAATGAAGGTTATTACAGAAGCAAGTCCAACATTATCGCAATCATCAACGATGACATAGTTGTGAATGATGATGTATTTGATTTAGTGTTGAATCATAATCCACAGCCTGGCGATCTGATCGGTGTAAATCTGCGTGGTTTTCAAGACAATTATAAGATTGATGACAACATAGATACTGCGGAAGAAATTGTTAAATTAAACTACAACAAAAATTATCCTATTGGTGGTCAGGCCTGGGCATTTGGAATTTGTTTGTTTATGCATAGAAAAACATATAGAGTTATTCCTAGCATATATCAGGTTTGGTACGGAGATGATTATATAGCACAGAGTGCAAAAAATATCTATGCAATCAATAGCAATAAGATAAAGGGTAAGATATCAGAAACTATTAAAAAGTTTAGTAATCCGAATGATGATATCTCTAAACGAATTGAGTTAGACTCTAAAAATTTTCTGAGGTTTAATCATTTCCAAAACGGAAAAAACTGGGATGTGCCAAAAAACATTATTAAAACCTATGAAGGCCAACGGAAAAATGTAACGCAACATAAACAGGATGAACTCGAACTAGAATATCAACGTGCAAAAAAAACACCGAGTGATATCAATCAAAATTTACCTATACTTTATGAATTGGCTAAAGAGTGTGAAACCATAATTGAGATGGGAGTCCGAACGGGTGTTAGTACACGAGCTTTTCTAAACACTGACGCTTCATTAATATCAATTGATATTGAAAAAGACACAACTGTTGAAAAACTTTTTGCATTAGCTAGTGCAAAAGGAAAACTTTGTCATTATCTCGTTGCAGATGTTATGAATGTAGAAATTCCAGAAACGGACCTGTTGTTTATTGACACACTACATACATATGAACAATTAAAACAAGAGTTAACTTTGCACGGAAATAAGGCAAAAAAGTATCTAATTTTTCACGATACTTACACATTTGGATTGTTGGGTGAAAACGGTATCGATAAAAAAGGTCTTATGACTGCCATTATTGAATTTATAATTGCAAATCCACATTGGAACTTTTATATCCACAAGACAAATAACAATGGTTTAACCGTTTTAAAGCGTTCGTAAATTATCATATAATTAAATTACATTGAGGAACACATGAAGTATAGCATTTTTCACGTCCAAGGCGGCATTGGTAAACATATTGCGGCGACAGCAGTTGCAAAGGCAATCAAGAACAATCATCCAGATAGAAAACTAATTGTTGTCTGTGCATATTCGGACATTTTCATTAACTTATCTTTTGTTGACCGTGTTTTTAATTTAGGTAATACGAGTTATTTTTATCAAGAATTCATTCAAGATAAAGATTCTATAATTTTTTACCATGAGCCTTACTACACAACAAATCACATACACAAAAGAAAAAAACTTATTGAAAATTGGTGCGATTTATATGGCCTAAAATACAATGGTGAAACTCCCGAGTTGAAGTTTAATAAATTGCAATTTGATGTTTCCAAAACTGTCTGGAGTAGAAAAAAACCAATAATGGTTCTACACACCAATGGTGGCCCAATGTCAACTGAAGTTAAGCCTTATGCTTGGACAAGAGACATGCCTATTGATATTGCACAAGAATTGGTTGAACACTACAAAAAAGATTATCATATTTTTCAAATCACCAAAATAAATTCACCAAAATTAAAAGACGCTGAACATATATTTGCTACACCACAAAAATTTTTATCACTGATGGAATTGTTTAGTATTTTTCTCCATAGTAAAAAAAGAGTATTGATTGATTCTTGTATGCAACATGCCGCAAGTGCAATGAAACGAAAATCAACTGTGTTATGGAACGGAACAAGCCCAAAAGTCTTTGGTTACGATTTGCATGATAATATATGTACCGATATACCATATGATTTTAAACTTCCCGGAAGTTATCTATTTGATTTTGACTTTAATGGTTATGAGGTTGAGTATCCATTCACCGATGATGTAAAATTATATGATATAAATAAAATTATAGAATCTATTGATAAACAATGAGGGTAATATGAAATGAAAGAAATAAATAAAGAAATGATTCGTGAAGAAAAGAAATATTACTTTTTGTCCGGTCTACCTCGGTCTGGAAGCACTTTGCTTTCTTCAATTTTAAACCAAAATCCTAAGATGTATTCTGGACCAAGTTCGCCTGTCATGGCTATTATGCTTGCTTTAGAAAATGCAATCTCTGGTGAAGAGTTATTTTTGGCTTTTCCAAAAATGGCTCAAGCAAAAGGAATAATTAGTAGTGTTATTGAAAATTATTATTCAGATGTTGATAAACCGGTTATTATTGACAAAAATCGTTCATGGGTGAATCGTATGCATTATATTCCAAATTATTTTGGAATTGAACCAAAAATTCTTTGCCCAGTCAGAAACATGGATGAAATTCTTACTTCATTTATTAGTATGCATCGTAGAAATCCAATGGAGATAAATGGTAGAATTAATTTTATAGATGAGATGTTGATTAAAAGTAATGTATCACTTACTGATGAAAATAGATGTGAAATACTATCTGGACCTAATGGTATCGTTGGACAAACTTATGTAGGTATTCAACAGGCTATACTGGAAGGTAAACAAAAACAACTTCATTTTATTGAGTATGATGATCTAATAAATGAACCGAGAGAAACGATGCGTAAAATTTACGAATTTTTAGGTGAAGATTATTTTGAACACGATTTTTCAAATATAAAAAACATACATATAGAAAATGATGCTGGAGTATATGGTTTTTCAGATATGCATGATGTTCGCGGCAGTTTAGAAAAAGTTTTTCAAGATCCAAAAGAAATATTACCAGAATACATATATGAAAAATGTCAAGGAGCTGAATTTTGGAGAGATTTAAACGTAGATTATACTGAAGAAGTTGAAGATTACACAACAAACAAAAACGAATCTTCAAATGAAGATGACACAAAACTTATAGGGCAGTAAAATGGAAAATGAATCAAAAACACTTGAAGAAATTCGAGGCACTATTAGAGTAGCCAGAGATAGTGTCTGGGAAATTGAAAATGAAATTAAAAAACTGACTGATGGTAAACCTCTTGACCAAGACAGTAAAGATAAGATTCATAGAAATGTTTCACACTTAGAGTGGGTTGTTTCCAATACAGATATTGTTAATTCTGGTGAAGACATTTCTGACCTTATTACAGCAATTGCCGCAGGTAAAGCAAAACTTTCTTAATTTATTTGATTTAATTTATATTATGAAGAAAATTCTAATTATGGGATTGCCTGGTTCAGGTAAAACTTACCTTGCACAAAAACTTAAAACATATCTTGAATGTAATGGTGATATTTTTAAAGTAAATCCAAGCAGATTAATGCACTATGAGGGTATGCCTTCGGGGGGTGTATTGAATGTACAAGTAGATTGGTTTAATGCAGACCAGATACGTAAAAGATTTAATGATTGGGACTTTAGTAGAGAAGGTCGTATTCGTCAAAGTATACGAATGTTTGAATTTGCTATGAGATGTTCTGGAGATTTTGTCATATGTGATTTTGTTGCACCTTTGCCAGAAATGCGCCACAATTTTAAAGCAGATTGGACTATTTGGGTTGACACTATTCGTGAAAGTAAATACGAAGACACCAACAAAGCATTCGAACCACCAGAACAATATGATTTTCGTATTACTGAACAAGATGCAGACAAGTGGGCAGAGTTCATCGGAGAGCATATATTATCCAATCGACGCCGACCTGTATTTGATTGGCAAAAACCAACAGTACAAATGTTGGGACGTTGGCAACCATGGCATGAAGGACATCGTAAATTGTTTGAACGTGCTATTGCTAAGACTGGCCAAGTTGTGATTCAGATTAGAGACTGTCAGGGGTGGAACGGTACCAATCCATTCGCAACAGATCAAGTAAAGTATTTTATCAGGCGCGATTTAGATATGCTTTATCAAGGTCAGTATGAAATTCAAGTAGTACCAAATATCACCAACATTACATATGGGCGCGATGTAGGTTATACTATTGAACAAGAAACATTTGATGACAATACTCATAGTATTAGTGCAACAGAAATTAGGAAATCTTTAGGTTTTAAATGATTCGTTTTAAAAAACTTGACAAACGATTGGACTTATGTTATGATGTGTCTCCCAAACAATAATTTCATAGGACTAATTCAATGAAAGTTAAAAAACTTATTCATAAGATGTATCTGGCATGTGTACGGCATGAAGCGGAGAAAGAAAAGAAATTGTGGTTTAAGATTCTTAAAAAAAGTCTTAAACACAAGGGTACCCAAGCGGTACAATAATGATAGTAAACTTGGTATAAGAAAAGTATTTTGGACGCCGGGGCAGTACCGGCCCAGTCCACCATAAGTGTATAGGCCTTTTGTGCATTTATGATGGGCTGGAAATAGTTTCGACAAAGTAACAAGTAAGATATTTGGCTATCCGTCAGAGTTGACGTAAAAACTAAATCAAAATAAATGCAAACGATTCTGCATACCGCCTAGCCGCTTGAGGTTAAGCTGAGGTTTCGCCAACTGTCCTTATCATCCAATCAGTTGGCACTTTGTTATTAACAGGAAAGAAAACATGAAAAGTAAACCAATACTTTTGAGCATGGTATTTTCCACAGTCATTATATTCCTCTCTTTGGTAAATGTAAACCTTTACAATCTACCATTCAAAGCTAGTTACGAATCTCTAGATAAAGAGACACAAAAACAAGTAACATGCCTAGCCGATAATATGTATTTTGAAGCCGCTAATGAGCCACTTGATGGCCAGAAAGCCGTTGCTTTTGTTACAATTAATCGGCTACTAACAGGAAATTATGGTAATGACATTTGTGGAGTAGTGACTCAAAAAACTGGCAGAACATGCCAATTCTCATGGTACTGTGAGAAAAAGATTACCGATAAAAGGTTGACAGTACGTGACACTTTGTTATATAATGAGATTCGTGAGTTAGCCGTTAACATGGTCATCAATTATGAACATCTTCAGGATGTCACATTTGGTTCAACATATTATCACGCTGACTATGTTCATCCAGAATGGAAATTAGAAAAGGTGCAACAAATTGGAAGACACATCTTTTACAGAAGTAGCAAAGACGAAATTGACCGAAACAAAGGAATCATTTAACATGAATAAAGAATTTACCACAATTATGGTTTGTATTACTATTGCAGTTTGTGGAGGAATTGCAGCACTTACAATCTATAACATCAATGACCGCAACAATATGTCAAAGAATATTGAATCTGCTATCCAAAAGGGTATCAATCCAATCTCTGTAAAGTGTGCGTATGAAACCAATGCGAATGCAGTGTGTATTGCATATTCTATGGGTAACAAGTGATGGCCACTAAAGACGAAATTCGTGATTTCTCTGCCATCATTAAAGAAATGGCTGACGAACAAAAGATTCATTGCATGGAAGCAATTATTCAATATTGTGAAAAAACAGGTATAGAGGTAGAAATTGCCGCAAGTATGGTTTCTTCACACTTGAAGGCTCGCATCAAAGAAGAAGCTCAATCAATCAATCTAATTAAGAAAGCGGCTAAGTTGCCTCTATGACTGATAATACAGGATTTGAAGCGTATAGACTTTACTCGGCGTTAAAGTTACATTTCACGTCCAGTTCTTATGATTTCTTTCGATATAATGGTAAGACTAACATATCACAGGATACATTCCTAAAGAACAAATCAAAGTATCAGTTCTATAAATTGTCTCGTAAGTATTCTTTGGAAGAATTGCGGAACTTCTATGTTGCCAACTTTGTATATGGTGAATCCAATTGGGTTGGTCAAATGACGGGCCCTGAAGGTGAAGCCGCATATAAGAAATGGCAAAAGATCAATCAGAGCTTAACCTATGTTTTCGAGAATGATATACTTGGTCTTATAGGCAATGATTCACCTGAAAAGATGTTGACTGTTACCGATGGTCAACATCCCATACTCCTTCGTGAAGTAATGAGTGGTACAATAACGGTTGAAACGATGGTTATACTTAATGACATAATGAATTTCTTTCCCATGTGGAGTAGAAAGATAAGTGAGGATATTATTTGGCCCAATTGGTGCCTAAAAAGTGAAAAGTATACACCATTCGTTACCTATGACAAAGTGAAGTTTAAGAACATATTGAAAGAAGTGATTGCAGAACATGCATAAATATGGTTAAACTATTTTAACACCATGCAAAACTTCAAATCATTCCTAACAGAACAAGAACTCTTATCTGAAAAAGTTCTGTCTATTGGTATAAACCCTGCACATGAGGTACACAGGGAAAAACATAGACAAGAGATTCACGATATGATTCACCAATCTTATTCTGATCCTAAGATTGGTGGTTATGGTGGTCATAAATCTGGTTCTAAAGAAGAATCGGATGCAATTCACCACGACATTACACATTCTGCAATCAAGGCTACAAAACGTGATGGTAAAATTACTGCGGTAAACCTTTACAAGAAACAACACGGCCGAAAGTCTATTGCTTCCGCAACCAATGGTACGGATCAAGGTAAGAAAGATTGGAAGAAAACCAAGATTGAAGACCATGAACAAAAACGTGCATGGGGTGAAGTATCTGGTGCCGCTGAACACTTGCAAAGAAAAATGGGTGTCCCGGTCATTCATTCCAATCGTGCAGGTGAGTTACTCAACAAAGAAGTTACACCACACAAAAATGGTGAACATTATGACCGCAAAATTGGTGGAGAAATACACACCAAAGTTATGATGGGACACCCTAAAAAGTAGGTTGACAAGTTATTCGTTATGTGTTATAATGTGTCTATGGAAAAACTTATTGTATATTGCCACGGTTATGGTTCAGGTGCTAATAGTACCAAGCTGAAAGCCCTCAAAGCCGCAGGTTTCAACGCCCATTGTTTTGAGGCTGATATTGATCCTGTTGAGGCTATATTGTATCTCACCAATAAAATCGACAACCTACTAATCGACCATCTGAATCAAGATATCGAATTGGTGTTTGTTGGTACTTCACTTGGTGCATGGATGGCATCTAAACTTGCTAAAATGTATGGCGCAAAAGCCGTAATCATCAATCCTTCGGTTGATCCTTCAACATCACTATTAAAGTATAGTGTACCTAAAGAAATCTGTGAAAAGTATCATGTATTTGCTCCACATGAAACACACAAATATTTCTTTGCAAAGTATGATGAGATAATAGATAATCAAACCTTCAGTAAAAACTTGACAGAAGCTGGTTTTGATGTTACAGTTGTTACTGATGCAGACCATCGGTTCGAAAAACACTTTGGTTTGGTTATTGATTATTTGAAAGATATGTAATGCATAAGTTTACTAAAATTTATTTGGACATGGACGGTGTTATCGCCGATTTCTCTAAGCGATATAAAGAGTTGTATCATATTGCTCCTGAAGAAGCCGATAAGAAAAAACAATTTGGTAAGTTCTTTAACGACTTCATTAAGACCGGACAGTTTGCTACATTGGACATGATGCCTGATGCAAAGCAGTTGCTATCCTACCTTAACTCCACAGGTGTTCCTGTAGAGATTCTTTCGTCTACTGCACGACAAGAAAGTTACAATGAAATCTCTCGCCAAAAACAGATTTGGTTAGATAAACATAAAATCAATTACCCTGCAAATTTTGTACCAGGAAAGTCTCTGAAGTACAAATTTGCTGACCCCGAATCCATAATCATCGATGATACTCAATCTGTCATCGATGATTGGATAAAAGCAGGTGGAGTGGCAATTCATCACACCGATGCCTTGACAACCATCACCATGTTAAGTATACTCCTAGAGTGTGCATAAATATGGCTATATCATGTATAATGTGGACAATCCGTTAATATTTCAATACTCCGTTTATAAGGAAAAATTATGAGTTTTGCAAACTTGAAACGCCAATCTGGCAACCTTGACAAACTATCTAAAGCCATTGAGCAACTCAATGCATCCTCAGCAGGATCAGACAGTAAAGAAAATTACTGGCGCCCTGAGGTAGATAAAGCAGGTAACGGTTCAGCCGTGATCCGTTTTCTCCCAACACCAGCAGTAGATGGCGACGACTCTCTACCATGGGCAAAAGTATTCTCTCATGGCTTCCAAGGTCCTGGCGGCTGGTTAATTGATAACTGCCTGACAACCAAGAACGAACAGTGTCCAGTATGTGAACACAACAACAAATTGTGGAACTCTGGTATTGAAGCCAACAAAGAAATCGTTCGTAAGCAAAAGCGTAAGCTAAACTATATTGCAAACGTGTATATCGTTTCTGATCCTAAGCATCCAGAGAATGAGGGCAAGATCAAATTGTTCAAGTTTGGTGCTAAGATTTTCGAGAAGATTACTGGTGCAATGAATCCAGCTTTTGAAGATGAAGTTGCAATCAATCCATTTGACTTTTGGGCTGGTGCAAACTTCAAACTGCGTATCACTAAGGTCGCAGGCTATCAGAACTATGACAAGTCTGAATTCGCATCACCATCGGCTTTGTCTGATGATGAGGCTAAATTGGAAAAGATTTGGCAATCTGAATTCTCTTTGAAAGAGTTGACAGCAGCCAAAGAATTCAAGTCTTATGATGACCTCAAAGGTCGCCTAGAAAAAGTTCTTGGTTTGAATGGTGATGCACCTGTTGCCAAGACTACTGTTGAAACAATCAAAGAGCAAGTCCGTAAAGCACCTAAAGTAGATGCTGAAGATACTGGTTTCGTTGACCCGACAGAAGATGATGACCTGGCTTATTTTTCTAAGTTAGCCGAAGATTAAAACTTTCTTTCTTTCAAAGTTTAGCCCCGCTTAGTGCGGGGTTTTTTGTTTATACTTGTCTCACTAATTTCTTTAGGATATTTTGAAGTGTTGGATCATCCGTGCGAACCATGACGGAACTGTCCATACTGATTGCTGGCGGAGGTGTACCACCACCAGCATTGACAGTAGATGAATTATCTACCATAACAGACGAGGATTTGTTTTGGTCTAGGTTCATGTCGTTGTTCTGACTGATAGCTGATTGTACACGACTGCCAGTTTCAGCGGGAGCAGCAGGCATTGGTGAAGCTGTTGCTACCGGTGTTGTTGTAGAATCTCCACCCCCATCGGAACTAACTGAAGAATCTACCCTTCTAGGATCACTTGCGGCAGCCGATGCTGAACCTCTACCACCTCCAGCAGTAGAAGGTGTTACACCTGCTGGTAGAGCTGTTGCAGTTGTCTTTTTATATACAAGTTTTCCAGTCTCATCAATACCTATTGCGCCAGAGGAACGTTCTTCTTTTGTCGTTCCTGTTTTTTCATCCCAACCAATTTTCTTTAAGTAATCTTTTTGTAAATCGGAATCTTTCCAAGGTAAAAGTGATTTCTCATTAGACTCTCTAGCCGCAAGAAGATTATTTTTCTTTGCTTGTACAGCATTTTCATCCGATGCTTCAGTAGCAGCCATGATAGATTCTGCCATACCGCCGTCAACAGCACCTGCGTTTATAATACCTTTCGTTGTTGCTTCTGGATTAGTATCAAATTTAAGTAAGGCAAGTAATGCTGCTATTGAAGCACCAGCAAAAACCAATCCTACACCTAAAGGTGAAATTAAAAACCCAGCAAGACGAGTTAATGCACTGATTGCATTTTTACCCAAATAACCAAGAAAATCCATTAAAGGTGACAACATCTCTTTCCACTTAGCTAGGGATTCTAATATTGGTTTTATAAAATCTCCAATCATGTTTGCTATCGCATCAAAGATACCACCCTTTTTTTCTTTTGCAGGTGATGCAGTTTGTGTACCACCACTCATGCCAGTGATTGCTTCAACTAATTCTTTGTGCCATTTTTCACGTTCACGATCTTTACTTACAGCAAGATTCTTTTCAACTTCACGTTGGTCTTTTTGATCTGCTATGTTACTCTTAATCAAATTGTAAATACGAGCCATTACGTCAGCAAGGCCGTCATTCTTTTTCATCTTACCTTGAGCACCATCAGAGACTTTAGTAACTAATGGATTAACTTTCATAGCCTCCATAGAACTAGCACGAACCCTTGCACCAGTGAAGTGTGCAATATCTTCTTCTCTGCGACCTGTCAGTTTACCTACTGCATAAGCACCAAGTCTTCCACCAAATGCTTTACCAATATTCAATGGATCAAATTTCTCCTTCATTCGTGTGAATTTGGCTGTAGTCTTATCAGAGATAGCAGATTTGATAGAACGACCTACGCCTTGACCTTGTATAATTCTATCAACCATTAACCTACCGAGACCGACATTCTTTAGTCGGTTCGCTCTCTGATATGTCATTTTATCGCTTGCCATTTTATCCGCCTATTATTGTTGGTTTTTCTGAAGGTGTTGCAGTCTTAATCGTTTGTGGTGGTGAAGCATTCGGTGACACTACTGTGGTCTTAGTGTTGTCAACCACAACATTGGTACCTTTGTTAGCACCTTTCAAATCTTTATTTTCAACTGAATCTGAATTTAATTTATTACCAACATTATTTGGTTGTGATAAAATTTCAGAATATTTTTGTTGGTATTTACCAACTTTTTCAAATAAAACATCAATAACTTGTTGTACAGTTCTTGGTTTATTTTTATCTGGTTTACCATCAACTTTATCATAGAATATGAAGTCGTTGGCCGCGGCTGCTTTAGGCATTATAGCTGAAGCATCCGCATTTTTATCACTACTGAATAGTGTTCTGGCTCCACCAGCACCTAGAAAATGTGCGGCATAAATTGATGTTGCATCTACAGGTATTTTTGCTTTTGTTAAAATGGCTGCATTTTCTTTTATGAATAGGGCACCAGCAATGGCATTTGCTTCTGCATCATTAGGTCCTTTTTTTAAAATTGGATATTTGCTTCCGTAGGTCTTCAACATTTGGTCCCAAGTACCCGAAATGAATTGATAAAGTCCTTTCGCTGAACTTGTTTTTGCAGCGGCATTTGGATCAAATCCACTCTCTTGCTTAGCCATAGCATACATCAATGATTTATCTACACCAACGGCAACAGATGCTTTATCAATTGCTGCTGCAACCGACTCGCTAGGCATCAATAATGCTCCGGCCGCCGCTGCACCTACACCAATTTTTGCTGCCGTTCCAACACCTTTTGGTACTGTAGGTAATTGTTTTGTAACAGATGGTGCCGCAGGAACCTCAGCAGCCGGTTTGGCAGTAGGAGCTTCTGCTGGTTTTGGTGCTGGCTTCGGTGCCTCAGCAGGTTTAGGTGCAGGTTTCGGTGCTTCTGCTGGTTTTGGTGCTGGCTTAGGTGCTTCTGTTGGTTTAGCCGCAGGTGCTGGTGCACCAGGCTTTGTAGGTTCTTGTTTTACAAACCTACCTTTTGTATCTCTTGCAGGCGGACCTTTTTTACCTTTTGGTGGTACAACTGGCTTCTCTTTAGCTTTCTTGATTGCCTTAATAAGCTCCTCATGTCTAGCTTTTTCTTTTTCGAAGTGTTCTTCTTCTCTGTTTTTGGTCAATTCGGAACGTAGCTTACGTTCATCATTATCTTGTTTGATGACTGCATAGATTTTTGCGCCAATGTTGGCCGCAGTATCGCCTGTACGCAGTTTAGGTTTACTTGAAGAAACGGCATCAGCATAGAAGCCTGCGTTTACATTACCAACTTTCTTTGCTGTGTTTGGTGTTACTGCTGACGAACGCTTAGATAAACCTTTAGCAATATCTTTAGTATCTGTAGTTGTCTTTTTAGACATTATTTTAGCTACATTACCAACATTAGGCACTTTAGATTCATTAGTAATCTTATTTTGTTGCGCTTGTATTTTCTTTATCAATGGACCAAGAACATACTCTTTGTAACCAGGTTGTTTTGCTAGTTCACGCTGGCGTTTCAATATCTCCTGTTTTGACATTTTTTTACCGAGTGTAACCAACTTCTCAATTTGTTTTAAAGATAGTTCTCCACTACTCAATAATTCATTGATTTTATTTTCGGCGAACATCTTTTCAAATTCGCCGCTTTCCATCATCTGATTAAATTTGGTGTCGTTCATCTACGTTCCATGTTTTTCTGTTTTATCTTCTCATTTTCTTCTTCAATATATTGAGCAAGCATACTAACGTAAATCTCACGCTCCCACGGCATCATATTTTCTAGCTCCGTCAAACTATACTTGTGATGCTGTATCAATGCAAAGTTGGTTGTATAATAATTCCTAAGAGTGTCGTGACGGAAGATTAACCGAAAAAATTCTCTAACCCTTCCACCTCTATCGTGTGGTGAAAACCACACTTACCACAGTCCATCTCAAGTGTCTTATTCAACTTAGGTAGATTGCTGAAGAAATCTTCAATCTTTCCAAACTGTTCTTGATTCAGTGAGTCAATAAAATCAACCAACTCTTGGTGATCAACTTCATTTGCATAATAGAATTGCTCACCATCATAGATGTTAACAATACTGCTGACAATCATTTCAAAAGCCATGTCGGTTGCAGTTTCAATTTCTTTTGACGCATCTAACACGGAGAATTTTGGATAACTCAACTTGATACTGATAGTGTCAGTCAGTTGAATCTCATCTTTGATGTCATTATGGTCAACCTTAATATCAAGTAAGTTGAACTTGGCTTCCATCAGATTGCCACACGGTTTCTCATCAACTGGGTTTTCACACTTATACTTGTTAGTAACGACTTCACCGACTGATCTTGCTCTTAATTGAATGAAGTAATATTCAACGTCTACAATAGGAAGCGAATCAATATCTACATTCTCTGTCAAGGTACAGTTATGCAATACTTGTTTGATGTTCTTTTCCATGGTCTCTTTGTCATCGGATTCCATAGCCATCATTAGATTACGTTGTTCTTTCACTAAGAATGGACGAAAACGAATCTGTTTCTTAGACAGAGGTAAAGTCAATTCGTATACTGGTGCATCAATTTTTGGTAAAGCCATATTTTATTTCCTATTCAATCAATTATAGTTTAATGTGTAAGTCCACCCTTAACTGCGTTTGCAATACCTTCAAAGTTTGGAGTTGAAGTATTCAATACTTGTTGTGAAGTATTAAGTCCTGGTAGATTTATCGAATTCGTCACATTGGAGAAGTCTGTCAGATTGGTCAAGCCACCATTCGAATTGAGAACTTGTGAAATACCAGCCTGTAGTAAGCTAGAACCAAGTTGCTGAATAGAGTTATTTTGCCAGTATCTGTATGCAAACGTGACTGTTAATTTGTGGTGACCATCATTAGACCAATCTAGGTCTAGTTGATTAATAGAAGTGGGGAATGCATCAATCAGATTAATTGAGTATGTTAGTTTGTTGTCTACACTATATTGATTAACTGTCAAGGTAGAAATGTAATCGTTTCTGTAATTGAAATCGAATGACATAGTTGGATTAATATACTCCATCCATGCGTCAAAGAAAATCTTTTCAGACATATCATCAGAGACAATGAAAGTCATGTCAGATTCATTATAGTTTGATTGATATGCGTGTTTTTCAAGCGGGTTTGAACCTATCTTTTGGTCAGCAGTTGCAAAAGTTCTGCTAGGTAATTGAGCAGACTCGCAGCGTAGTGAAAGATTTCTACTGGTGTTGAGGTAGACTAACAGAGGCAGCGGAGCAGGAATAGTAACATCAAACCTATTTGGTCGTGCTATGTCCTTCTTAAAAGAACCAAGGAAATCTGTAATGTTTGACGGCATTTTTATTCTTCTGAATCTGAGTTAAAGTGTTTCATATGTTCTTTCCACTCCAATACCGAATCTCTCCACACCTTTTGTGGTTTTGCACCTCTAAATTGCTGTATTGGTAACATCGTTGCAACATCCCATTCATTAGGTTGGATGGTCAACATCCTGGAACGAACATGATTGAACAGGTATCGTTTCAGACAAGGCCTAAACTCCGCATATCTTTTAGATGCTTCTAGTATGTCATAGGAGATTCGCATTCTTTTAATGTCATTTTCCGCTGTCAACTGTGCAAACCTCATCAATTTGGATAAAAATGCAACACGAAATTTGACAGGCAGGTAATGTAGGTTGAGTGCCAGAAAGCCATCATTGTATCTTTCTAATATTAAAACCATTGGAAATCTATCCCAATATGGCAAATCAGCCTTGGTTTTTGGATCATAGTAGAAGCAATACATCATTCCGATACGAAACTGTGAGGTCTGTCTAAACGCCTCTTTGTTTATCGTAGATGGTATTGCTGACGGTCTTTTGATCTCGTCAATTTTTTCTTGCAACCATGCCACGGAATCACGGGACATAGTTTTATGTCCTGCTGCCTTTTTTTGTTCTGCAAGTGAGGTGAGTTTAGATGTAGCCATCTTCTATTTAGTTATAGGCCTAGATGGTCTTCAGTGAATATCTTAAACTCCCAACCTCGATCAAGACAAAATTCAGTTGCGGCTTCCCATTTGGCTTGATTGACACTGTATGTTGAAACTTCTTGGAGATACTGTTTTGTTACTCGTTTCTTTTTTATCGGCTCTTGTGTCTGCTTCTTCGGCTTAACTTCTATCATCAAAGTACGTAATTTATTTTCTTTAGTTCTTACTTTGACAACAAAATCTGGAAAGTATCGGTGTCTTTTGCCATCCACAGGAGATATATAAGGGATAATCAATTCTTCTGACGCCCATGATATAACGTCTTGGTTCTTGTCTAGCCACGACATAACCTTCGCTTCCCATGTTGAGCGATAAATAATATTAGTATAGTCACCCACATACTTTTGTGGATTCTTGGGGATAAATCTTCCAGAATAAGCCATAAATAGTATGTATATATCTTTTTAGAGAACTAAATGGCAATCATTTCAATCCCAACAGCAGTCGGTGGTGTAGCACTTCCAGGTAAACTAGGCAGTTTAGCCAGCGGACCACTCGCTGCACTGTTTGGTGGTAAAGCATTATCTACATTTAATTATCCATCCGAGTTAGCTACCGATGCAACAAAGTCTCATTATGTAATGTTTGCAATAAAGAAAGTTGTACCGGGAAGTTATGAACATGCAGGTGCTAATATAACTGTGAAAACCGGCGGCGACTTGGCTGGCTTAGTAAATTCGGCCGGTGCAGGATTAAATTCTGTGATTCAAAAAGTTGGTGGATTTCTTGATACAAATACAACAGGACTAACCAACATAGCCTCCACAACAACAAATTTCATATCAACAAGTATAAAAGAAGGTATTGCTATTACACCACCAGTCGGACAATTACAGTCATTAATTTCTCTGTATATGCCCGATAGTTTGGTTGCTTCATACAATGCACAATATGAAGATGTTAGTTTATCTTCTGAATTAGGTTCAACTATCAACACGCTCAGAGCAATCGACCAATTGGCAAGTAAAGGAATGGATGCCGCTCAAGGCGGTGGTTTAAATGTACAGACAGCTAAAAAAGTTTATGGTTCAGTATCTACAGACCCAGCAGCCATTGGTCTAGTAACAAATGCAATTAATGGTAGGGTTGGCACTGGTGATAACATAGGTGCTATATTGTTACAAGGTCAAGGTTATGCAATAAATCCACAAATACAGATGTTGTATAGGGGTTTGGGTTTAAGAACCTTTTCATTATCTTTTGTTTTTAGTCCCAAGTCGCAAAAAGAAGCAAAAACGGTTAATGAGATTATTCATACATTTAAGTATCACGCAGCACCGGAACTAACCTCAGGCGCAACAGTATCAAGTCAAAGTATGTATTTGATACCACCTTCATTATTCAATGTTTCATTCATGTCTCAAGGTAAAGAAAATCCTTATTTACCAAAGTATGCGGACTGTGTGCTTGAAGATATTGAAGTTAACTTTGCACCAAATGGTTTTGCAGCACATACAGATGGCGCACCAGTTCAAACAACACTAACATTACAATTCAAAGAAACAGAGATTGTTGATAGAGCAAGACTACAAAAAGGCTTTAATAATTCTGATGGAGGACTTAGATAATGAAATACTTTCAAAGCCTCCCTACGATAGCAACGATTGACTATGTTGGCAATAACATAGTTCTGACCAACTTAATGGTGCGTTCGGAAGTTATTCCTAGTCTATTGAACAACCCATTATTGTTTTATCCATACGACATACAAGACGGCGATACACCTGAAATTATTGCTGACAAATACTATAGTGACCCATATCGTTACTGGATTGTTTTGTTTGCAAATCAAATCCTTGATCCACAATGGCAATGGCCAATGAATCAAAATCTATTCCAAGATTACATCATTGACAAGTATACACAAGCAACGGCAAATGCATTGCACATTTCTGCAAACACAGTGTCACCATCACAAGTTATGGCTTATACACAAGGAACAATTCACAATTATGTTAAGTCTGTAACTACAATTGATAGTTTTTTGCAGACACCAAACACTGTAATTTACATTATTGATTCTGCTGCTTATGCTAATGTGTCGGTGAATACATTAACCACAAAAGTTGATGGTGCGACTATCAATCAAACGACAAGCAAATATTCTCAATCAATATATGATTATGAGTTGCAACAAAATGAAGTAAGACGAAATATTAATTTAGTAAACTCAATATATGTTGCACAGTTTGAAAAGCAATTTAAATCTCTGATGAATCAATAATGGCAGATACTCAGTTACCTAAATCGGGTATAACTTATCCTAATGATTATACCTTAATAAATTTAACATTGCTTACGACAGTATCCACTTTTGATGTGAAAAGCATCATGGTTGAATTGTCGTACAATGAAGATTTATTTGCAAGTACGGCATCCGGTTATTTGATGTTGGTTGACTCTACTGGTTATATTGAAAAGTTACATATGAACGGTAACGAATTCATTAGAATGACGTTTGGTAAGGTTGATGATGAAACAAACATCATCGATAAGATATTTCGTGTGTTTAAGGTAGCAAAACGCACACCTGAGAATGAAGGTAATACAGAAACCTATTCTTTATATTTCTGTTCTGAAGAATTGATACTATCAGAACAATACAAAGTTAGTAAGTCATACAAAGGTAAAGATATTACCTCAAATGTGAAGAACATACTAAACGATTATCTAAAAGTGCCAAACAAAAAACTGGCTATATTTGACCAGACTATAGGTGTATATGACTTCATTATTCCAAATTTAAAACCACTTGACGCAATCAATTGGATGACAACATATGCTAGGCCAGACAACATGAAGTATGGTGCTGATATGTTGTTCTATGAAGATAAGTTTGGTTATAACTACAGATCAGTACAGTCACTTCTCGGTCAAACTGTTTATAATGCATACAGTTTTAATCCCAAGAATGTAGATAGTAAGATACAAACAATCACGCAGAAGGTTTACATTGCGTTGACGTATGAAATTTTAGATTCATTTGACACATTGGGCGCAATCAACTCAGGTATTTTTGCGAATCAATTGATTTCGGTTGATCCTCTATTACGTAGATACAAGACAACAAACTTTGATTACGCCAATTATTCCAACAATGCAAAGACTTTAAATAAGTATCCTATCACAAATAATCTTAAGAACAGATTTGAGGATGTTGTCAACCAAGCACCACAATCTGTACAGAAATTGATATTCTCAAACTACAATCAAACAGATTCGAGTTATGTCAAAGAACGTGGTGGTGTGGCTCACGATATTTTCGCAGAGACTTATGTACCTTATCGCACGGCACAGTTACCTCTGTTAAACTATACAAGAATTAAGATTTCAGTTCCTGGTGACCCAGCTTTAACGATTGGTCGTGTAATAACATTCAATTTGTTATCTAAAGATCCAAACAAAAAAGAACCTGATGATTTTTATTCAGGTAACTATCTGATTACTGCTGTCAGACATATGCTAACTGTACACGAATATAGAACTGTTCTTGAATTGGCTAAAGATAGCACATCAATCGAATATGCCGCTATAGATAATGAGTCACGTATATGGAAAAATACAGTTAAGGGAATCTTATAATGACAAAAGTGGTTAATAACTTTGCTGGCTTGAATGGTTGTATCTGGTGGATGGGTGTGATTGAGAATAGAATTGATCCATTGAAACTAGGTCGTTGCCAAGTTCGTATATTTGGTTGGCATACCGATAATAAACAGCTAATACCTTCAGAAGATTTACCATGGGTTGCTCCAATAATTTCAGGCAATTCAGCACAAACACATAAAACACCAAAAGAAGGTGAGTATGTGGTTGGTTTGTTTATGGACTCAGACTCTGGCCAATTCCCATTTTATTTTGGTGTGTTGCCTGGAATTCCAGTTGTTGGTCCAAATCAAGGCGTTGGTTTTTCTGATCCAAGAACCAAGGAACAAGTTGCTAAAGCACCTATACCATTTGGTGGCAAACCAAGTTTGTTTCCAAATGAGCTGAATGAACCTACGACAAGCAGATTATATAGGAATGAAAAGATCCAGGACACGATTATAGCGAGAGAAAATAATAGTCTGACAACTGGTGTGACCACAGCCGACGGAGCGACCTGGTCACAGCCTGGATCATCCTATGCTGCTGTACAACCATACAATCAAGTAACAGAAACAGAATCTGGTCATGTATTTGAATTGGATGATACACAAGGGGCAGAGCGAGTACATCTTGCACACAGAACCGGCACCTTTTTTGAAATGCATCCTGACGGATCAAAGGTCACAAAGATTGTAGGTGACAATTATGAAATTGTAGCTGGAACTAACTTTGTTAGCATAACTGGTGATTGCAACATCACAGTTAACGGAAATGTTACCTTAAATACCTCAGGTAAAGTTATAGCGAAAGCATCAGAATTCGACCTGACTGGCAATATCAACTTAGATGGCTCTATAAATGCAACAGGGGATGTTGTTGGTGGAGGTATCAGTCTGGAAAAACATATACATGGCGGTGTTATGTCTGGCGGATCAATCACTGGATTACCACAATAAATAGAAGATGGCAAAATTAAACAAAATCTACGTAGACTTAGACTTAACCTTTAACCGTATACCGGCTACAGGTGATGTAGCTTTGCGTTTCGATGACCAATCAGTGATCGCTTCGGTCAGAAATTTGTTATTGACTAACTTTTATGAGAGACCGTTTCAACCAGATTTAGGTTCAAACCTTAATTCTATTTTGTTTGAACCGGCTACAGGACTTACGGCAGGTATTCTAGATTTGGAAATAAGAAATGTGATTACCAATTATGAGCCAAGAGTTCAAATCAATGAACTTATCGTAACACCTAACTTGGATGGCAATACATTCCGTGTTGATATGTCATTCTATATTGGTAATAATACACAACCTACAGCAGTTAATTTAATTCTTCAAAGGTCCAGATAATGGCATCTAATACTAATATTCAAGTTACGGCACTAGATTTTTCTGGCCTGAAACAGAACTTCATCAACTACTTGCAAACACAAGACACCTTTAAAGATTACAACTTTGCAGGTTCCTCATTATCTACTTTGTTAGATGTGCTGACGTATAACACACAATACAATGCATATTACCTGAACATGGTTGCAAATGAAATGTTCTTGGATTCTGCAATTCAACGTTCTTCTGTCGTATCTCATGCAAAGTTGATGAATTATGTTCCACAATCGGCTGTAGCTCCTGTTGCACAAATCAACCTATCATTTAGTGGTATTACAACTACCAACTTTACTATTCCAAAGTATACTAACTTCATTTCTGGTATTATGGCTGATGGGAATCATTATCCATATGTTGCAGTTGACACATATACAACCAAGGTTGTAGCAAATACAGCTACATTCACTGGTGTCGAATTGAAACAAGGAACAGTTGCAACATATACCTACACGGTAGATTCAACATCCAATCCACAATACATCTTCGAGATTACCGATACTAATATCGATACATCTACCTTGCTCGTCAGGGTACAACAATCTATTTCAAATTCTTCATATCAAATTTTTAATTCAACAACCAATTATTTGAGCTTGACACCAACAGACACAGTATATTTCTTACAAGAAGCTGTCAATGGTAACTATCAAATCTATTTTGGTGATGGTGTTTTAGGTAAAAAATTATCTGATGGTAACATTGTTATTGTAAATTACATTTCAACAAAGGGCACAGCAGGCGGACTAGCTTCTACTTTTGGTTTGATGGACAACTTAGGCAATGCAACCGCACCATTAATTACAACATATCAAGCAGCTACACAAGGTAAAAATAGAGAAAACATTGATTCTATTAAGTTCCAAGCACCAAAGGCGTTTGCTTCACAAGGACGTGCTGTAAGTAAAAACGATTATATCACGATTATCCAACAAAATAATATTGGTGTGCAATTTGATGCAGTATCTGTTTGGGGTGGTGAAGAAAACAATCCTCCTGTATATGGTCAAGTGTTTATTGCATTGAAACCAAAAGGTGCTTACGATTTGACACCGACACAGAAACAACTTTTGATTAGTCAAGTTATTAAACCAATCAGCGTGATGACTGTTGAACCTATTATTGTTGATCCTGATTACACATACATGCAAGTAACAGCAAATGTGTTATATTCACCTGCAATGACAACATTGACAGCAAGTTCATTGCAAACTGGTATTCAGAATGCAATATATAATTACTCAACAACCAATCTCAATACTTTTAACTCAACATTCAGTTCTTATGACTTGTTGAGTGCTATAAATTCTTATGATAGATCAATTGTTTCTTCTGATTTTACCGTAAATTTACAGAAGAAATTCTACCCAACATTGGGAACCTCATCAACATACACACTAGACTTCAATGTACCTATCAAGAGAGGCACATTTGGTTCAGGTATAACAAGTTATCCTGGTTTTTCAACAATCGACCCAACAAATCCAACAAGCACATTGATTGGTGTTTTATTTGAAGAAATACCAGTGTTTACAAGCAATATTGCATCAATTTCTGTCATCAACTCAGGTTATAATTACACTGCAACTCCAACTGTTGTAATCAGCGGCGACGGAACTGGTGCTACTGCAACAGCTAGTTTGGTATCTGGTCGAGTTGTTTCTATAAATGTTACAAACGGTGGCACAGGATACTCAGGCGCAACGGCAACAATTAAGCCAGCAATTGGAGATACTACAGGTCAAAGTGCACAAGTTCAAGTTAATTTGTTCAATCAATATGGAACTCTAAAAACATATTACAATGATTCGGTTAAGGGTCAGGTTACAGTTAATGTTAACGCTGGAACAGTTGACTACATAAATGGTGTTGTCACACTGACAAATTTTAATCCAATCAACATTGACAATCCATTGGGAGAATTAACGTTATCGGTGAAACCAACCACTAACATCATTTCGTCAACATACAATAAAATCATCACTATTGATCCATATGATCCAAGTGCTGTCGCAGTAACGGTTAATGCAAAAAGAAGTTAATAAATGATACAGAGTAATCAGAAAACATCGTTACTGGTTCCGTACCAACTCCCGGAATTCATTCGGGATGACCCAAACTATGCCAATTTTGTTTTATTCCTTCAAGCATACTATGAGTGGATGGAAGAAACAGTATTTACTGTGGCAGCGGGAACAGGATCATATTCACAAGGTGAAACGGTAACTCAAGTAACATTCACTGCAACAGTTAAAGGTTTTGATTCACAGAACAATATTTTGTATCTGAATAATGGTTCAGGTAAACCAACTGTAGGTGTTGCAATTGTTGGAAACTCTTCAGGAACATCTAGAACATTATTGAGTTCGGGCCAATCCAATACACTAGACTTCAGTAAAAATCTATTGAACTACATGGATGTGGACACAACCACAGACCAGTTCTTACAGTATTATGTCAATGATTTCATGTCTTATTTTCCACAAGAAATACTTGCAGATAAGACAAAGGCAATTAAGATTGCAAAGCAGTTGTATCAAAACAAAGGTACACCTGCATCATATCAATTCTTGTTTCGTATATTATATAACTCTGATGTAGATTTCTTCTATACAAAAGATGTTCTACTCAAGCCTTCAACTGGCAAATGGTATGTTCCAAAAAGTCTAAAACTTGCAACAAACGATCAAAACTTTTTACAGATTCAAAACCTGAGATTGATTGGAAATACATCAAAATCAATTGCAACTGTTGAAAATGCAATTTATGATGGAAAGAAAACAGAAGTTTTTATCTCCAACATTGAACGCTTGTTTCAATCAGGTGAAACAGTCACTGTGGTTGATAACAGAAACCAACCAGTTTACTTTTTAAATGGTCAAATTGTACCTATGGGTACGCTTGGTGCAGAAACATTAACTGCACTTATTGTTGGTCAAATTAGTCAGGTTAATATTGATCCAAACAACAGGGGATTAACATATTTGGTTAATGACCCAATTGTTGTTTATGGTGGTTTGAATCCTAATATTGCATTCCCGGCAGGTGCAACAGCAGTAGTTGGCTCTGTAACATCTGGTGGTATTCAACGTATCACGGTTGATACAGGAGGCTATGGTTACACACTTTCACCAGCAAATACTGTAATTGGTAGCGCTAACACCTATATGAAGTTTTCAAACTTAGTTGGTGATGGTCCACAAACTCCTATTGCCGCTGTTGGTACATTAAATCCAATTGGTCGAGCCGATGTTAGCAAGATTCCTGTAGACAGTATACAGTTAAAACAATATCACTATATTGGCAACATTGCAACAAGCTCAGGTGCGAACACATATAATCCAGTGACTAAATTGTGGACTCAGCAAAGTTATCAATTCTCCAATTTATCTACAGCAAATGCAAATACTTCTCTTGCAAATGCATTTACGTTTGATAGTTTTTCTACTTATCCAATCTTCTCTGTTATTGTGCAGAACCAAGGTGGCGGTCTAACACAACAACCAACACTTGAGGCCGTATCAGAATATACGACGGATGCATATGAACAAACGAGATTATCTAACTTAGGTATTCTTGCACCAATTATAGTTACTGATGGTGGCCGTAATTATTCAAACGGAGATGCGATTGTTATTATTGGTGGTTCAGGTTATGGTGCATATGCAAATGTAATAAGTGTAGATGCAAATGGAACAATACAGACTGTTGGTTACACATCAGACCCCACAGGAAATTATCCACCGGGTGGTTTAGGTTACAACAATGTTTTGCCAGTTCCTGTAGTTGCAAACGTTTCACCTGGTACAATTACAACAAGCAACACAAGTAATGTGGTTACTGGAACAGGAACATCATTCACTACACACATTAAATCTGGTGCTTATCTTGTTTCCAATTCTAATGTTATTATTGGTGTTGTTAGTTCTGTTGCAAACTCAAACACTTTGTATCTAACATCAAACGCAGCAGTAAACTATACCAACAAAAACTTTTATAAAGCAAATAGCCAATTATATATTCCAAGCTATTTGGGTGTTGGAGCATCATTCACTCAAGTTTCTAACCGTGTTGGTTCTATTACAACTATCAATCTGGTAGACAATGGACAAGATTATGTTGGTGCGCCAAATGTTTCATTGGTCGTACAAGACTTAATTGTATCTAATGTGAACCTGTTCTTGTTACCTTCTGCTGGTGACACCGTATATCAGGGTGCAAACATCAATAGTGCATCTTATATTGCAACAGTAGACTCGTTGTTTGTAATACAACCAGACATTAATCCTGCTAATTCCATCTATCAGATGCGAGTGTTTAACTATAACTCTAAACCTGTACAAAACACAGCAGGTGTAGTTACTCCTTTAAAGATAACTTCTAAAAATGCTTCAATAAATTTAGTATCAGGTTATACAATTATTCATAACACCACATTCAACAACAGCGCAAACAATAGTAGATTTGATGCAGCGAATGGTGTTATCACTTATGGTGACGGCCATGCCAAAGCGAATGCAAAGTTCTTAAATGGATTGGTAATTGGTCAAGGACAATACTTGGATAGTACTGGTCAACCAAGTTCATATGATGTGTTGCAAAGTACAATCTATAATAACTTTACTTATCAAATCACGTTATCAAAAGAGATTGAAAAGTATCGTGATGTGTTGTTGAATTTGTTACACCCAACAGGTATGCAGGTCTTTGGTAGAATTGCAATGACCTCAAATAACCATATGAATTTCATTATGGAAGATGCATTGTTCACGGGTGAGCCGATTTCATATTATACAAACCAGGCGGTTACAGCACAACTTATATCAGGAACATTTGCAAGTCCAAGTAATAACATCATCTCATTTACAAACTTGTTAGGTGCAAATCTAGCAAACATTTTTGTTGCAAACGTATCTTCCGTAGTATTCAGTTACGGCAGTGGTAACACCGATGTGGTAAAATCATTGGTTACATCAGTTGATGGTAATAATATTACGATTCAAGATAATGTTTGGACATATTTTGCTAATGTAGCCACAGGAAATGCACGAGCAGGCAATAACCAAGTCATAAATATATCAACATTGACTGGCAATTATGACATTGTTAATAATGGACAATATAGCAACACACAATTGAAGATTGCTGATGTGATTCGCGTTGGTGACAACCTATATGTCAACGGATCATCACAAACTGTAACATCGGTTGCACTTTCTGCAAATGTGGCCAATAGTGTTGTTACCTTGAGTGGGCCATTAGCATCCGGTGCAAACGGTGTAATATCAATTGGTAGAACTATCACCTCACTATACAACAACGTTCAGATTTTTGGACCAGTAGGAACACAATACTACTTAGAATTAACCACAGAAAGTGGTGATATATTAATAACAGAAGACGGTAACACACTTCTCATAGGATAAAAAATGTCACAAATAAAGATTTCGCAACTGCCAATCATTTCAACAATCAATGCAAACACAGCAAATACATTGTTTGCTGGTGTTGATGTTGGTACAGGAATTACTGGTCAAATAACTGCACATACATTAGCACAAGGTTTATTTTCAAATGAGGTGTTGAATGTTGGTTTAAATCCAGTATTGCTTCAAAACACCGTTGGTCAATTTTCTAGTAGCAATCCAAACTTTATTCAGATCAATTTACAAAACTTTAATTCAAATGGCGCATCAGATATGGTGTTGACAGCGGATAATGGTAATGATATTGGTGGTTATATTGACTTGGGTATTAATAACTCCACTTGGAATCCAGCGGTGTTGGGTCAAACATCTCAACTTCCATATGATGGTTATTTGATTGTAGATGGTCCAAATACTGACGCAAAAGGTAATTTGGTAATAGGTACTGCAAATCCTGGAACAAATGTTGTTTTTGCTGTAGCTGGACAATATGCGAATAACATTGTTGCAAAGATGACCGCAAATGGTCTGTCTTTGAATACACAATCATACATTGTATTTGGTGACAATACAGTACAAACTACGGCAGGTGCATCAAATGCATATGCTCAGGCAGCGTTTGCTAAAGCTAATACGGCTGTTCAAAATACAGCAATCGTTCAGTTACAAGCATTGACTTTGACTGGTAACCTGATTGCGAATTCTGCTGGCCAAGGTATCTTTGTTGATACGTTTACTTCAAACAATGCAATATTCAGTAAAAATGTTACAGTTTTAAGTAATCTAACGGCTAACACACTGTTAGGTAATGTATTCTTTTCTAATGTAGTATCAACAACATCACAATCCAATTCTATCATTTGGTTTCCACAAGCCTCCACTGTGTCACAACAAGTTGGACAATTATGGTATTATTCCAATACACAGTCGTTGATTTTAGATACAGATATTGCCGGGGATAGACTGTCTATTTCCAAGGTTCTTTTCTTCCGAGCGTACAATTCAACTGGCGCAACAATTCCAGCGAACTCGTTTGTTCGTTTAATTAATGGTGTAACCGCAAACCAAATTCCTTATATTGCTTTGGCTGATGCAACTTCTTCTGCTAATGCTACTGTTGCAGGTTTTGTTAAAAATCCAATAGCTAACGGAGCATACGGCTTTGCATACTCACAAGGTATTGTTGAAGATTTAAATTCAACAGGTCTTGGCCAAAACGGAGATATTCTTTTCCTATCTACGACACCAGGCGTTGCTTCTAATGTGGCACCGCAAAGCGGCATTTCAAATACTGTTGTTCAGTTAGGTAGAATTATTTTAAATGATGCAGTTCAAGGTAAACTGTATATTCAAAATCAATTAAGACAGGCTTACGGCCGAACTAATGGTTCTGTATTATATGCATATGCTAACAACATCACTTCTAGCAACACACTGAGTATTAATGATGCAACAGGTTACATGAATGTAAACAACATTGTTGCAAATACCTATGTCTTTGGTTCTGCAACTGCAAACTCGATGGTTACTCAGTTGACCAATAAATCTACTGCTGTAACTGCAAACGGTACTACCGGTCAAATTACAATGAACAATGCTGGTTTAGGTAGTGGTGCTTATGTAACATTTACAGTAAATAATAGTTATGTTCAACACGTTAATGATGTTCCTTTTGTTGCTATACAAAATCCAGTAACAACACCAAATCCATATCAAGTCTCAGTCGGCGGCGTTCGTGTTGGTAGTTTTGATATTTCGATAATTAACAATGCAGGTGGCGGCGCAAAAACTGATGCAATTGTATTAAATTGGGCATTAATGAGAGTTGGAAACTAAGAGATAAATAAATCATGGCATACAATCTAAACATCCTCACTTCATACGCAAAAGTTTCACAAGTTGAGCTTGAGTATTACTTTCCATCTGCAACAGTACAAGGTTCTCCTGTCGGCGCATTCTATGCTTTTTTAGGTCAAGAAGATTCTTGGCCAGTCATCAACGGCGTAGAAACACCGACTCAACCTACTGAAGATCAAACATACTTGAAGAAAGTTTTCAAGAACATGTTTGCTGCAAAGTTAATTAACTCAAGCAACATGAGTCCTGTTATTCAACGTATCAATTGGGCAAATAACACAAATTATTTTGCATATATGGATAACGTAGATGTGCAAGCAAAAGATGCTAATGGTTTCTTAGTGCACAATTTTTATATCAAGAATCGTTTTGACCAAGTTTTCAAATGTTTAGCTAATAATAATAGTGGTTTGTCTACTTCTGAACCATTCTTTCAACCTGGTTCATACGGAACAAACAACATTTATGAGGGTTCCGACCTTTATAAGTGGAAATACATGTATACGATTGATGCGGGTTCAAAAAATAAATTTATGGATTCAGCATGGATGCCAGTTCCAATTGGAGCAAATACTCCTCAACCGTATCTTACTAAGGCTGGTTGGGGTGACATTGAGGTCATCAACGTATTAGATGGTGGTTCTGGTTATGATGCCGTTAACCAATACATAACTGTTACTGTAACAGGTGATGGTGTTGGCGCCAATGGTTCTATCACATCTCCACAAATTGTTGGTGGAATCATTAAAGACATTACGGTTACTAATGCAGGTAACAATTACACATACGCAAACGTGTCGGTTAATGCATATACTTCTGCAAACCTAAAGTTTCTTGCGGCAAATACAACACCAGTGATAGCAATAGCACCAACCTCACCAATTGGAGGCCATGCTTATGATCCAATTTCCGAATTAGGTTGTTCAAACATTATGTTTTCTGTGGAGTTTAATGGTTCCGAAAACGGAGTTATTCCCACTACAGGTGTAAATTATAGACAAGTTGGACTGATTCTTAATCCACAAGTTTACGGTTCATCTGGCCCAACTCTTGCAAAAGATGCAATTTACAACCTTGCTACACAATTTATTTTGTCAGCCGGTGCAGGTAACATTTATGTTTCTGATGAAATTGTTAGACAAATAGATTTTAACAATAATTTATTATTTTCCGGTACAGTTTTGAGTTTTAATAGTTCAACCAATGTATTACAGATCATAAATACATACGGCACACCGGTTATTGGTCAATCTGTTATTGGTCAAACTTCCGGAGCATCTAGAGTTTTGTTCTCTGAATCAACACCTACAATGATACCATTCTCGGGACTGATAACATACATAGAAAACCGAGCTGGTGTTTTAAGAAGTGCAGACGGAATCGAACAATTCAAGTTTATATTAGGATACTAAAGGAAAAAAATGTCTCTAAATTTTAACGTTGGTCCGTACCACGATGACTTTGACCCAACAAAAAACTTCCACCGTATCCTTTTTAAACCAGGTGTAGCGGTACAAGCTCGTGAATTAACACAATCACAAACGATACTACAGGACCAAGTTTCTAATTTTGCATCTGCTATTTTTTCTCAAAATACACCGGTTTCTGGTGGACAAGTTACAACAAATAAAAACTGTTACTACCTAAAGTTAAATCCTACAGCTCCAAGTGGTTCAACTATTACGGCTGCTAACTTTGCAAATCAAATCATCCAAGACGCTTCAGGTGTTGTCCTGGCAAAGGTTATTGCGACAGTTGAAACAACAACAAGCGGTACAGTAGTTGGTGATCCTCCAACATTGATTATTAGTTATTTGTCTGGTGCACATTTTAACGATGGTATGTTGATTGCCACAACGACAGCACAAACAACTCAATACGCAACTATTGCAACTTCTGTTCCAACTTCAGGAAACTACTCAACAGGATTATCTTCTACTGCTTCAATTGCTAATGGTACATTCTACATTGTCAACGGATACTCAGTCTCACAGACAAACGGCCAAAAATATAGCATTGGTAACTTTGTAAACGTATCTCAACAAACAATCGTGTTAGACAAATACGATAACATACCTTCTGCTCGTGTTGGTTTACAGATCAATGAAACAATTTATGATTACGTTAATGATCCTTCGTTGCTAGATCCAGCAATTGGTGCAACAAATTATCAAGCGCCCGGTGCAGACCGTTATGTTATCACTCTTACATTAACGTCATTGCCATTGACTCCAGGTAATGATGATGGCTTCATTGAATTGTTGCGTATACAAAATGGTAGCATTGTTAAACAAGTTGATGGTACAGTATATTCAACTATCGATGATTACTTTGCAAAGCGTGACTATGAAACCAACGGCGACTATATCGTTGAAGGTTTAACACTGACTCCTTCCGCAAATGCTAACACTATAATTAACCAAACAAACTATGACCTAAAAGTTGGTAAAGGTGTAGCATATGTTCATGGTTACAGATTAGAAAACCAGTCACAAATTATCCTAACGAATAATAGAGCGCAGTCTACAGCAAACATCAACAATAATGCGGTGTTTGTTGACTATGGAAACTACTTTGTTGTAGATACATCAAATGGTGTATTTGATATTGGTGTAGTTCCGCAAGTTGATTTCCACTCAGTTGGTTCAGATAACATTGTTTCCACAAACAATACAACCTATACCTCAACATTGATTGGCACCGGTTTCATGCGTAATTTTACCTACGTATCCGGAACAGGTTCAAATACCAAAACCTACGTATATAATGCTGCCGTATCTGATATTCAATATAACACCTTGACTGGTGCAGTTACTTCAGGTACAGCAAACTCATTTGTAATTACCGACACAACAGGTAAATTCTCTGCTGTAGCCAATGCTTACTATAATGTAACTGTAAGTATGACAACCGGTGGTATTACTGACATAAGAAACATCGTTAACTATGTTGGTTCTACAAAAACAGCTTACGTTGATAACCTGTTCACAGTTGCACCAACTTCTTCTTCAACATTCAGTTTGAATTTCCAACAATATGATGTTGAGTCTATTGTTAAAACTGTTGGTTCCGGTAACTACAATTTAACAGCTAACGTTGGAATTAACTTAGCAACAGGTAAAGTTAATGGTTTAGTTACAGGTGATACGATTCTTAACAATCCAGGTACACCTGAGTTGTTGTTCACAGTTGGTTATCCATATGTTGCACAATTAGCTTCCACCGCATATTACTCACAAAGAGTATATCGTCAGAAAACATTTACGGGTAATACACTGACACTACAAGCTACTTCAGGTAACAGTAGCAGCCCAATCCGTTTTGAAGGTGCAAGCACACTATCGGGTTCTGCCGCAGAACAGTTATTCATCGTTATTGATAACTCAACAGGTAGTATTCTAGATTTCACTACATCAGGTAATACAATCACAATTTCAAGTGATAAAACAACTGCAACATTTGTTGTTGGCTCTGGTGTCGGTACAAACAAAAACGTTACAATTATTGCTGAAGTACAAGTAAGTTCAGGTGATTCTTCTAACTATGTACTAAAATCAAAGAACTTGGTTGTTGGGAATACATCTACTGTTAGCACATCTTTTGGTGGTGCAATTAATACCAACACAAAACAAGACTTGACTAAAGGCCAAGTTATTATTGCTAAAGCTGGTATCACCACAAACAAAATGTCTCTGTATGTGAATGACGTTAAACGTATCACAAAGATCATCGATTCTGGTGTAGCAGGAACTGATCCAACGGGCGCATTGAATAACTATACAGATGTAACAAGCTACTTCGTTGTGGATAAAGGTCAACGTGATTCTTATTACGACCATGCAACTATCTCATTGCTTCCTGGTGCTCCTGCTCCAATTGGTAACATCTTGGTTGTATTTGATTACTACTCACATACTCAAGCATCATCCGGTGATGGTTATTTCAGCATTCAATCATATCAATCCGCAGGCTCAACTTACGGTGGTGTATCAACCTCACCTGAAGCGTATGCTCAAATCCCATCTTACACAGCAGCCGATGGTGTCATCTATAAATTGTCTGACTCGATTGACTTCAGACCATGTAGAGTAAACGGACAGACAGCATATGTTTGGGAATTTTCAGGTACGCAATCATCAACAAATGACATTGGCGTATTGATTCCACAAAACTTATCAAACTTCACCAGCAATTACTTCTACTACTTGGGTCGTAAAGACAAGTTGGTTCTAACTAAAGATAGAAGTTTCCAAATCATTCAAGGTACACCTTCAACTGCACCTATTTTACCAGTCGAACCAACAGGCTCATTGGTACTTGCAAACTTGTCACATGATCCATACACTGCATATGTGCCGGGTGAAAATGCTGGTGGCACTACACCAAATCTTTCAGTTGACAGAATAATCCACAAACGTTGGGCTAAAACAGACATTACGGACCTAGAAACTCGTGTTAACAATCTTGAATACTATACATCATTAAGTATCTTGGAACAAAATGCACAATCATTACAAGTTCCTGATGCCAATGGTTTGAACCGTTTCAAGAATGGTATCTTGGTTGATGATTTCTCATCTTATGCTACAGCAGATACTACCAACCAAGATTATATGGCTAACATCAACGTTAGACAGAATCGTTTGACTGCAAGAGAGCATGTTAATAACTTCCAGTTGCAAAATCCAATAGTCCTTGCTTCTTTGGGTACTTTGGCTAATACCAATTCTTATGCAATAAACAGCATTAATGGTACACAAACCAACATCTATACATTGCCATATACAACAGCAAATGTGGTTGTTCAACCTTTGGCTAGTAGCACAGTTTCTGTTAATCCATTCTCCGTTTCAGTACAACAAGGTTCTCTACAGATGAACCCTCCGATAGACAATTGGGTTGATAACAAACAGGCACCTGCAATTCTAGTTTCAGACCCTACAATTCAAATTTATCAAGCAACCGGTGGTACAACTTTGGTTAACTCTGGTGATTGGCAAACAATTCCAGGTACTTCAAGTTCCAAATCAACAACCACAACCGGACCAATCACAACAGGGTTAACGGTTGGTCAAACAGGAACAGTTACAACTACAACAACACAGACTTATTCAAGTCAGTTACAGAATGCAACTTCAAGTGCATATAATCCAACATCGAGTTTATTTGCAACAAACAATGGTTATTTGACAAACATTGCAGTTCTTCCATATATTAGACCACAACAAATCATAGTTCGTGCATCCGGTCTATTGGTCAATGCTAATGTGTCTACTTTCTTTGATGGTAAAGATGTATCAAATTACATGACTAGTCCAAATACTATTGAATTAACTGATGTTAGTGGTTCATTCAAACAAGATGATGTTGTTGGTTTTTATATTAGTAACACATTCTATCCTGTTGCTCGTATAATCCAAGTTTACAACTATTCAAATGGAACACAAGCTCGCTTGTATGTTGCTGACGTTGTTGGTGCACCAAATGCTATTGGTTCAACCACACTACAGAATGCAACATTTGATTCTACAGGTGCTTATATCGGATCAACAGCACAAGGTACAATATCTGCAAATTCTTTGATTAATGTTCACCAAAGTGGTTCAATCAGTGGCGTTGGTGGTGGATATGCAAACACACTAAATGCCAATGCAGTAACTCAAATTTATGGCACACCAATTGTTCAAGGTTATTCTACATTTTTGAATGCTTACGGAGTTTGGGGTGATGCAACTAACGGCACATCATACAGTGCAACAATTCCTTTAGTATTCCCTAAAGCTGCCACATGGACAATCACAGTTGGATGTAGTGGTTCTGCAACATTTTATGCTAACGGACCATCTATTGGTAACGCATTATCTAATAATCCAGGTAATACAACAACTTTCACCTACACAACTTCAGGTGCAACCACAGTGAATTTTGGTTGGGTTGCAGTAAGTTCAGGCACAACAACTTCTGCATTAGCTTGGACAATCACAGATTCTGCAAACACTGTGTATGCTAGTTCTGTTAATCCACCAGTTAATTACACAAATGCAGGAACTCAAATAATAATGCCCTATGGCGCCGCATATTTTACAGGCGCGACTCAATTAAGACTTGATGCATCTACTGCTTCAAATGTCTCTAATTTTTATGTTGGATCATCAATTACAGTCACAACAAAATTAATTACTCCATACAGTGCATCAGCAACATATGTTCCACCAGAAGCGATACCGAGTGCAGGACCTGGATTAATTGATGGGAATTCTTGGGTTGACCGTGGTGGTAACAGAACATTTTCAACTCAAAATCCACCCCAGCAACCTACATTTAATGGTTCTTATCAATTCAACAGTAATAGTAGTGATAATTGGGGTAGTAGTAATGGTGTACAAGATCCGCCAGATAGATCATGGGCAGCAGGAACTACGGGCGAAACTTAATATAAACACTATAAATAGTTAAAAATATTGGAAAATAAATGTCAACATACGTAAAAGTAGCAAACTACACCTACACCGCAAACATTACAGCATATGATCCTGTAACAAAACTAGTTACATTAGATGCTCCTGTAAATTTGTCGTTGGGTGTCAATTCATTCTTGGGTGGTGATATTAGCTCCACATATTCTATTAACGGAGCTTTGACCAAACTAGACAGTGCAGTTCAATCAGGACAAAAACTTTCTAAGCCGACAACAGATGAAGGTGGTAACTATGTTGCTATTTTCAATGTACCTTCGACAACATTCCAAACTGGTTCAAAAATATTCAGAATTGATAATAGAACGGTTGTAACTGATCCAACTACCGTAACAACATTTGCAGAAGGTACGTTTGTTGCTTCTGGTTTATCCACAACATCACAAAAACTAGATTTTTCACCGTCTGTTGATTCTGTAGCACAGTCATTCACACAAATTAATCAAAAATCTTCCACTCAAGTTTCTACAACCACAACTGTTAATGTTGTCAACAATGCGGTAACAAATGGCGGCGGTGGATCAGATAGTGGCACGGATCCTGTTGCACAATCATTTATTATCTCTAAAGATAATTATCCAAATGGTGTGTTTCTCAATTCAATTAAGTTGTTTTTCCAAAGTAAGCCTGCAAGTAATGCGCCAGTTACAGTATCTATTATTCCAACAATTAATGGTTATCCAGATGGAACAGCATTGAGTTATTCAACTGTAACATTATCTCCTAGTCAGGTAAATGTTTCTGCTAATCCACACTATTTGGATTCTACATCATATACACAATTCCAATTCGATGCACCGGTTTATGTCCAATCCGGCGTATTATATGCAATTGTTATTAAATCTAGTTCACCAGATTATAATTTATATTTGGCTCAACAAAATCAATTTGCTGTTCCATCTACAGCAAAAGCAAAACCAACAGATGCAAATCCTGCAAATCCTACAAAAATTGGTGCTGCACCTTATGTTGGTTCATTATTCGAATCACAAAACGCCATTACTTGGACGGCAGATCAATCTAAAGATTTGATGTTTGTTATTGATCGTTGTGTATTCGCAACTGCAAATACCGCAAAAATTCAATTTGTTGTTCCTAAGAATCTTCCTTTTAGAAAACTTGCAACGCAAGACATTCTTTACAAATTGGATGCAAATAGTGTACCACAAACATCAGGTGTTTTTTCTAAAAGTGCTAAAGTTGATGCTTTGAATGTTACAACAACAGATTTTTCACCAGCCGGAACACAAATTAATTACACATACCAATCAACATTATTGAATGGTAATATTCCTACACCTGAAACAAACATTACTCCAGGTAGATTAGGCAGTCCAACACCAGAACATAATTATTTAAGTGATGGTCAAGGAGAACGTGTCTTGCAAAAGGCATCTAGCAACTCTTTCAGTTTGTATGCAACAATGTCCACAAACGATCCTAATGTATCTCCAATCATTTCGGATGACGGAGTTTCGTTGTTTACAGTTCGTTACCAAATTAACAACATGGTTATCAGTAACAACACTATTTCTCTAATTAACGGAGGAAATGGTTACTCAAGTCTTTCATCATCTAATATTACAATTTCTACACCAGATATTGGTTCGAATACTGCAACTTTAGGCCTAACAGCTAATGCAAACGGTGCAATTACTTCCGTTTATGTTACAAATCCGGGTTCTGGTTATTTGACAACACCTACAGTTACAGTTACTGGTGCAAATAATGTCCCAGCAGTTATAACTATTGCTGGTGAAACATCACCTAAAGGTGGTAATGCGGTAGCTAAATACTTTACTAAGAAGGTTGTATTGTCTCCAGGTAATGATTCTGGTGACTTGAGAGTGTTCTATAGTGCTTATCGTCCAACAGGAACAAATGTTTTTGTCTACTATAAGATTCTTTCTTCTCAAGATACACAACCATTTGAATCAGGTAACTGGCAACTGATGACCACACTAAAAGGTGGTTTGAATATTTATTCAACATCAAGAGATAATGTTATTGAATATGAATGTGCACCTGGTATATTTACAAGTGGTGCGGCAAATAATAACATCAGTTATTTGAGCACCAACGGACAAACTTATAATTCGTTTATTCAATTTGCTATCAAAGTTGTGTTGGCCACAAATGACAATACAACCGTTCCTTTCTTAACTGACATTCGCGCATTGGCATTACCACCCGGAACAAATATCTAATATGAACTTAGTTAAAGTCACAGGCACAAATTATGCCAGAGATATTAATAGTATGGCTATCATGCCTGTGGATAATACCGAAAAGAATGAGTATTATGCTAAACTTCGTGTAATTAAGAACCAAAAAGAAGAAATAAATAAGATAAGGTCTGAAATTGACGACATTAAATCTGATGTTAGTGAAATAAAAGGTCTACTGAAACAACTCATAGGTAAAGAATAATGGCAAATACAGTTTCTATTTTAGGTTATGCCAACACGTTTGGAGATTGGGTTGTTGCGACTAACGCCGGCTCAAATGAAATAAATTATATCGGTAAAGGCAACTGGACAAAAGATTCAGGTACATTGACTCTGAGTGGAGGTCCAACAAGTTTACTCGTTAGTAAAGATGCTATTTTTCAAGGCCAGATGCAAGTTTCTGGTACAGGTTCTTCTGCTTACATTCAAACAAACTTAACTGTAGAGAGACAAATCTACTTCTCAAACACACAACAATCTCTTTCTGCAAATGGTATTATAACTTCAAATGGTACAATCTTTGCAAGTAACGTAGGTACAGGTCTTTCAGTTTCTAATAATGCATTGGTTGGTGGTACTTTAGGTGTAACTGGTGCAGTCTCATTAGGCAATACTATAACAGTAACTGGTGCTGGAACATTCTCCAATACAGTTAATGTTGTTGGTAATACACTACTTTCTAATATACTAACAGTAACAGGAAACACATTCCTATCAAATAATCTATCTGTAACCGGCAACACATTAATCTCTAACACACTGACTGTTGCAAGAGATACAATACTACAAGCCAATGCAAATATCAGCGGCTTTGAGATTGTACAAGGTAACATCACAGGTTGGTCTTCATTAAACATCTATAACAATGCAACTGTAAATTACTTACAAAGTAATACAGCAATGAATACGGCTGTGTTGAGTGTTGTAAATAACACGTATACAAATGGGTTACAGGCAAATGCTTTTGTAAATACTGTTACCTCATCTACTTCAGGAACAGGATTTGTTAACGTATTGCAAGCAAACACAAGTGTTAACACCAGCACATTAAGTGTGGTGAACAATACCTATACAAATGGGTTACAAGCCAACGCTTTTGTAAATACTGTAACATCCTCTACATCAGGCACTGCATACGCAGGTGTTCTTCAAGCCAATACATCTGCAAATACAAGTACACTGAGTGTATATAATAATACATATACAAATGGCTTGCAGGCCAATTCTTTTGTTAATACAGTAACTTCATCAACTTCTGGAACAAGTTTTACTAATGTATTACAAGCAAATACAAGTGCAAATACAAATACGTTGTCGGTTTTTGGAACAGGATTTGTTAATGTACTTCAAGCCAATACTTCTGTTAACACAAGTACACTAAGTGTATATAATAACACCTATACCAATGGTTTACAGGCAAATGCTTTTGTTAATACAGTAACTTCTTCCGCTTCAGGTACAGGATTCGTTAATGTACTTCAAGCCAATACTTCTGTCAACACGAGTGTCTTAAGTGTAAACAACAACACATATACTAATGGTCTACAAGCCAATGCTTTTGTAAACACGGTAACTTCATCAGCCTCAGGAACAGGTTTTGTTAATGTATTGCAAGCAAACTCTGCGGTAAATTCAACTACTATTTCTGCAACAGGTAATGTTTATGCTTCAGCTTTTGTTGCAAACTCAGCAGTCAATGCAGCAAGTTTATATGTTTCAGGCAAATCTGTACTGAATGGGCAAGCGAACACCACAAACGACATTGGTGTTGGTGGAAACATGTATGTAACTGGTTCAGCAGCGGTTGGTACAACAATTACAGTCACTACTGGTGCAACAATTGGTGGAATTAACATTACTCCTTATGCTGTAGCTTCTTACGCAGCACAAAATACCACTGCAATATTTGCCAACTCTGCATTTGACAGAGCAAACAACTCTTATGATCGTGCGAATAGTGCATATATTGCTCAGAACATAACAGCCATTTTTGCAAATAGTGCATATATTGCTCAGAATACCACTGCAATATTTGCCAACTCTGCATTTGACAGAGCAAACAACTCTTATGATAGAGCAAATAACTCTTATGACCGTGCAAATAGTGCATATATTGCTCAGAATACCACTGCAATATTTGCCAACTCTGCATTTGACAGAGCAAATAATTCATATATTGCTCAGAACATAACAGCTATTTTTGCAAATTCAGCGTATGCATTAGCAAACACACTCAATACTTTACCTGTATTTTCCCAAGCAGCATTTGATAGAGCAAACTCATCTTATATACAAGCTAATAACATTTCTGCTTATGCCAATGCACAAATTTCTATTACTCAAGGTGTTGATAATACTCAGAACACCAATATTACTAATGTAACTAATAATGCTCAAGCAGCATACAACCAAGCTAATAGTGAGCCAAAGGGAACATCAGCCGGTGTATTCGCTAATGCAGCCTTTACCGTTGCCAATACTGCAACAACGAACATTACAACAATACAAGGTGTAGATGCAACTCAGAACACCAATATTACTGCTGTAACTAATAATGCAGCGGCGGCTTACAGTCAAGCTAATACTGCAACTTCGGCGGCCAGCACAGCACAAACAACTGGAACAAATGCAGGTTCATTTGCCAATAGTGCATATACATTAGCTAACAATATTGTAAGTGGATCTCAAACACTGAGTTCTGCATCAATAACAAATACACTTAATATGGCTGGAACTTCTTCCAGTGCAAATATATATTCACTTGTTGTTGGTTCTGGTGGCCTGAATGTTATAGGTAACTATACAATTCAAGGTTCAACAATTTACAATTTGCCAACTTTCATTCTTTCTTCTGGAACACCCATAACTGGATCAGCAACAGCGGCATATGGTGTCTTTAGAACGACTAACGGTTTAGCTAACGGAACAGCAGCTAACTCCTATATTCGTTGGAGTGAATCAAAAGGTCGCTGGGATGCAACGGCTAATAACTTAGTTGGAAATTATTATAACTTATTATGGGCAAATGATCTTACAGACTCAGTATCTACAGTAAGTAGCACACTGGTTGCTTCTGCAACAGCAGTCAAGACAGCTTATGACCAGGCAACTTCAGCATTGAATGCAAGTAACATCAGTTCAGGAACTTTACCATCTGCTAGATTATCAGGTTCTTATTCTGGAATTACTGGTGTAGGTACACTATCTTCAGGTTCAATACCAACATCTTTGATTACTGGTCTGGCCACATCTGCAACAACAGATACAACAAATGCGAGTAACATCAGTTCAGGAACTCTACCATCCGGTAGATTATCAGGTTCTTATACAGGTATTACAGGACTCGGAACTTTAACCGCAGGCTCTATTCCATCATCTCTGATTACTGGTCTGGCTGCTTCAGCAACAACAGATACAACAAATGCAAGTAATATCAGTTCAGGAACTCTACCATCCGGTAGATTAACTGGATCATACAATATTACTGCTACAAACATCTCCGCATATACAATTAATCAAAGTGTGGGTACAACAAACGATGTCCAATTCAACTCCGTTGGTGTAGGTACTGCCGGCTCAGGCACAACAGGAGAGATTCGTGCGGTAGGAACAATTATTGCTTACTACTCTGATGATAGACTAAAGACTAAACTTGGTATAATCGAAAACGCTTTAGACAAAGTTTCACAGTTGTCTGGTTTCTACTATGAAGCCAATCAGACTGCTCAAGATTTAGGTTATAAAGTTAAACGTGAAATTGGTGTTTCTGCACAACAAGTACAATCAATTTTACCTGAGATTGTTGTTCCTGCTCCAATTGACGATAAGTACTTAACTGTGCAATATGAAAAGTTGATACCACTATTAATTGAAGCCATCAAAGAACTCAAGAGTGAAGTTGATGAGCTAAAGAAAGGTCAATAATGGCGGCATATCAAGACTTATATTTGGATAAAGGTATGGATTTTACGGAGAATATAACTCTGGCGGATGATTATGGGAATCCATATAACCTGTCTTTGTTTATCGTAAAAGCTCAAGGAAAAATATCATACTACACATCAAACGTGGCCTTACTTTTCACAAGTACAATTTCAGATGCAGCTAATGGTGTGGTAACTCTTAGTGCAAATAATGCAATTACTTCTAATGTAATTCCAAACAATTCCGGTAAATTGGTCTATGATGTGTTTATTAAAGATACTATCTCAAGTAAGGTGACGAGGGTTCTAGAAGGGCAAATTTTCATTTCGCCCGCAGTATCAGGATTTTAAACAATGGCCATCAATGTAAAAGTTTCTGGCGGCCAAAGAATAAGTGCTGTTGTGCAAAATTCTGTCCAACAGAAAGTTTCAGCGCCAACTATTTTTATTGGCTCTACATCGGCCGGAGCAGTAGCAAACAACGCAGCAATCGTTGCTAACGCTGCATACCAACAAGCAAATAGCGCTTATACTCAAGCAAATTCAGCATATTCTTGGGCAAATACTTCAATACAAGTAACTGGTGGAGAAATAACGGGTAATTTGATCGTGGATGGTACCATTTATGGTAATGTGTACGTTGTGGACGCAGGTACTTTTTAATAAATAAGAAATAATAATAAGGATTCCAGATGGCCATTTCAAACACAAGCATTTTAATTAAGCGTTCTAGTGCGACAACTAATCCCGGAACACTTAAATCTGGTGAATTAGCATATTCTTATGTATCAAACACACTTTACTTTGGTACAGTAGGTGGTAACGGAACGATGAATATTGGTGGTCAATACTACACCAGTGCAATCGATACTTCTACAAACAATTCAACTGGAGGTACTCTTGTTAAGAGGGATGCAACAGGTAATGCATCTTTCAACTACGTTAGTGCAAATATTATTGGTACAATCGTAGGTAATGCAAATAGCGCAAGTTACTTATACAATCCACAGAATTTCTCGATTTCAGGTGGAGATATTGCAGCCTCTGCCGTTGTATTTGATGGTCAACATCCTGTAGCACTAAACGCTTCTCTGAGTGCTGTGTCAGGTTTATCTGCTGGAACTTACGGTTCTACGACATCAATTCCTGTTATTGGTCTTTCTGCAAATGGTCGCGTTACTTCTATTAGTACAGCAGCCATTTCAACATCATTCAATATTTCTGATGGTGTGAACAGCAATACAATCAATGCTGGTGCAACATTCTACCATCAAGCATCTGGTGGTATTACAACCACAGTAACTGGCAACACAGTAACAATTGGTACAAACAACACAATTTTACGTGCAAATACTGCAAGTGCTGGCCAGCAAACAATTTCTACAGACTTAACTGTTGCTGGTAACTTAATTGTTACTGGTACACAAACAATCATCAACACCTCAACAGTATCGACAAACGATTCATTGATTAAGTTGGCGGCTAATAACTATGTTGCTGACGTAGTTGATATTGGTTTCTATGGTGAATCTAATACAGGAACATCGATTGCCTATCACGGTTTGATCCGTGAAGGTTCTGGTGGTACTAATGCAGGTTCATTCTACCTGTTCAAAAACTTAGCAACAGACCCAACTGGAAATACAGTTAACTATGCAGGTCTATCTAAAGCTACATTATATGCAGACTTGACCGGCGCTACAGGTCTACCAGTTGCAACAGGTATTTCTGGTCTAGGTACAGGTGTTGCAACGTTCTTGGCGTCGCCAACATCAACTAATTTGTTAGCCGCTGTTGTAAGTGGTAACACAGGTACAGGTAATCTAGTATTCAACAATACGCCAACATTCATCACACCTAATCTTGGTGTTGCAAATGCTGCACAATATAACATTGGCACTCTAACATATTCTGCATCACAAGCATTCAGTAAGTTACAGACTGATTCAAACAGCTTCTCACAAGTTGTTCTACAAAACTCAAATACAGGAACACAAGCATCTGTAGACTTTATTGTTTCTAATGCAATTTCAGCCGATAACCATTACTATGGTGATTTTGGTATGAATGGACCAAACTTTGTTGGTGATGGAGCATTTGGTGCAGCCAATAGTGTTTATTTGTATGCAGATGGTACAGACATTGCAATTGGTACAACATCATCTAATTCAATTCACTTTGTTGTGAATAACGGAACAACTGATGCATTGAAGATTGATGCAAACGGTTTCATTTCTACAAGTCAGACATTAACAGTTCCTTATGGTGGTACTGGTGGTGCATACTTTGCACCAGGCAGCTTATTACTTGGTAATGCAACAGGAGCATTTAGTTCTCTTGCCAATTCATCATTCACTGCAACAGGTACAGGCGCCGCAAATAATACAGTAACTTCTGTAACAGTTGATGCGTATGGTAGAACAACTGCATTGACATATTCTGCAATTACAGGTCTAACAGTTGGTCAAGGCGGTACGGGTGTAGCATCATTCACCACAAACGGTATCACATATGGTAACAGTTCAGGTCCAATGCAAGTAACAGCAGCAGCAGGAACAACAGATCAAACATGGTCTAACCAAATACTAACAGTAACTAATGCAGGTGTACCAGTTTGGTCTTCCGCACTAGATGGAGGCAATTTCTAAATACATTATTAAATAGGAGTTTGATATGAGTGATGACCGTTTTATGAAGCATTATGTTAAAGTTGCAAATGCTACAATAAGTGAAAGTGTTCTTCGGAGTGTAAATTTACAAGCTA